GATAGAACTTAGGTAGTTTTATTTCAAATTCATTATTTCGTCGCATAGTGTTGTTTGTATTTGTGAGTTTTTAATTTGTTCAGTATGTATATTTACTATTGTTCTTTGTTCTATAATCCAACCTTGGGAATGTGGTAACATAAACATTTTCTTTTTATCCTTCATTGCTTTAAGTGAGAATATAACATCACTCATTTTTTTGTGTTCAGAATCTAGTAAGCTTGTCGGGTTAAAATAATCTGTTTTAAATGCAGTTACTCCCGTTCCACATACATCTAAATACATTCCATTATTAACGGTCTTAAATGCGCTATAAGAATCATGACCTCTATAGTATTCCACTCCTATGCCTTTCAATCTACGACCGTGGTAAGTTACTATACAATTATGTTTGTCTATTGCTTGTATTGTTTTCTGTACATAGTCGCTAGGGTAAATTATATCATCGTCACAACTGAAATAGTAAGACGGTTTAGTCACATAATTTAACCCGTAAAACTTTCCATTATCGGTTAAGTCGGTATTTAGTTCATTATTGTAAACTATTATCTTATCAACTTGACCTATTAAAGAGTCTATAGTCCTTTGCAATAACAATTCACGCCCTTTAAAAGTTGCTATTCCTACAATTATAGGTGTTCTAGTAAATTTATCTCTAATTGCTTGTATCTTTTGCGCTCGTTCACCTTGGTTTATTCCTTTACCTAAGCTCTTTTGAGCGTCATGTCTACGGTAATTGTATAGAATCTTATCTGTATAACCTAATTTATAACCAGCATCTAACAATCTAAGATTTAAATCATACTCTTCAGCACAAGTTAATGACTCATCAAAGCCGTTTACAGCGTCTAAAATGTCCTTTTTAAACATTAGTGTACCACCGTGAATAACATTGTTGTATATCATGTCATTAAAAGTAGGATGTTTAAATCTAGGGTGTTGAACTTGCACGCTATTTGTGTGTACATTGTTAGCAACCCCATGAATAAAGTCAAAACCTTGCATAGCTTCAACACTATCTGTAATTGAGTTAGGGGTTAGATAATCGTCTTCACATAGATATTTAATATATAAACCTTTCGCGCGTTTAATACCGTTGTTTATATTTGTTGAAACGTTAACATTATCATTCTGTATTAATAACTCAATATTGGAATACGTTTGTTTTTTAACGCTTTCAATTGCTTGACTAAGATAACCCCTATCAATTGAGTAAGGGATTATAATACTTACTAGTGGCTGTAGCATATTAGATATACTTTAGGTTGTAATAGTTCCATATAAGTTAGCTTCATATCTTTAAACATTCTTTCAAAGTCGGACAACTGTAATTTAAAAGTATGGTATTGGTCTATTTCAATATCGATACCTGTTAAGATAATAACATTCTTTTGCGCTATCTTTTTAATGTTGTCTATTGCCTTATCAAAATCTAAACAGTTATCTAAAACCGCCATGCAGCAAACCGTATCAACTTCTATGCCCTCAATAGTTTCAATCGAACCTTTCAATGTTGGCACTCCTTCAATTGGAAAAGCATCTAAACCGATATACTCAACATCTTCAGGAATACAAGTTTTAAGGAATTGACCACCGCATCCAACGTCTAAAATACTATTACCGTAACCGCACTTGTTTAAATGTGTTTCATAGTCTCTTAAAATGTTTGGGGCTGTTCTGTTATCGTCCGTATGTTGTGCTTTCTGTTGCCTTGTACGTAGGTTATTAGTTGCGCTTTTCCACGCTTTTTTAGTTGCTTTCATTTTATTAAGTCTAGTATTCGTTGTCCTGTTGCCTCTATTGAATGTTTACTATGAAAGTCTTTATGAAATCTATCGTTAAAGGTTTCTGTTTTTAACATAGATATTACCCCCATAACTTGTCTAAAAGTTTCTTTATCATTTGCTATTAAAAAATCATGTCTAGTAAAAACATTCTCGTAAACTTCTTTGTTTAAATCATTCGTAACAACTAAGCAACCCAAAGCTGTAGCTTCAAATGCAGTAACTCCAAAGCATCCGTAAGGTTTACCATTTAATTCTGGTTTAAATAGTTCAATGTAGATATGGCACTCTGCAATACGTTTTAAGTTTTCGTCATGTGGTATAATCGTTTCGTCGATTCTAATCTCAAATTTATCTTTAAACGGCTCTAGCATTTTCCTAATCTCTTTCGTGCCTTTTACGATAGCATTACTAGGATAGTGACCGATAATAAGCTTACCTTCTTTGCGTTTGTCTACGGGCTTTAAATCGGTGTGCGGTGCTAAGTATTCAATGTCCTTCGCTCCTAATTCCATAAACTCTGTTTGGTCTGTAATGCAACGGTAAACAATTGGATTGAATATGTTGTTATAAAAAAACGGTTCATTTCTATATCTACTCCCTGAATGGTAAACAATTAATCGACCTTTGAATTTAGCTATCTCAATAAGTGAAAGTATAACGGGGCAACTATGGAATATCTGTACAACATCGTAGTTGTTAACATGGTTTATAATATACTGCCTATCTACAACCTTGCTCTCTTCAGTGTACCCAAACACGTGGCTATTCAATGTTAAGTCTTCACATATAACACCTATCGACCTTAAAGCGTTTGCGTTATTATGCGCCATGTTAGCATAGTCATTACTACTTAAATTAAGGACTTTATAATTATATACCATAGTATTACTGAAATTATTATTACAATTATAAATGATTTTCTCATAACATTATGATTATCTTTTGATTCTTCATAGCTTCGATTACAGATGAATAACTAAACTTTGAAATAGCTAATAGTATTATATCGTTACCCTCTCTGAATATACCGTTTATCTTTATCTTAGGCAAAGGACTAATAAGAATATTATTAATAAACTCAGCTTCTGGTATCTCTCTCAATACCATATTTTTAAAGATATTGTTCTTCATGCTTGCAAATATAACATTTTATTTAACCAATATACTATACTTTAATATTAATTATTAGGCATGAGTACCAATATAATGACCTTTTTTAATTAAGTCTTTTCTAGATTGTATTGCTAAGGCCAAAGATATTACCCCGTCATCATGTACACCTTGAGGCGCTGAATACTTAACGCCTCTAGTCTTTGTATCATAAATATAAGTAAAGGCTTCTAGTTCGTTTATTAGCCACTCTTCATTAAGTATAGATATATTCTTTTGCTCAAATAGTAATGCTAAGTCTTCAATCATAACGGGCTTAGTTTTACTAGAAGTAACGTATGGCTCTATAAATGTACGGCATTGTTTATGCAGCATCTCATAGAATACATCTCCTTGATTGTTAACCTCTACATATATCTTTGCTCTGAATCTATTTATTACTTCAGCAACCTTGTTTATTATATTAGTCCAATCGTCCTGTCTCCATCGTTCAACGTGTATCATTTGATTATCACGATTAATAATAGTGAGTACAGTATAATCGTCTGCTCGTCCAATATCTAAACCGCCAAACATTAATGGAGTTGATACAGGAAATTCATTAACACAATCTTTTATATTCTTAAATAATCCACTAGCATTATCTAGAAATTCAGCTAAGTATTCTTGTCTAAAGATATGGTCTGGCAAATTACGTCTACGTTCTTCTAAGTCTTCAACGCTAATCATTGGATTGTCATAACTAGAAAAATGAAAGTACTTATAACGATTGTCGTAGTTGTGTTGTAATGAAAGTTTATAAAAATGGTTTTTACCTTTTGGAGTTGAAATAAACAGTATCTTTTTACCCTTAACTAATACGGTCGCACTTAATACCTCACTCCATAGTTGCTCTCTGCTAAATGCTATCTCATCCATTATAAGATAGTCAAATGTATTACCCCTTATATTGTCAGGACGTTCACCAGAAAAGAATTGAATAGTAGAACCAAAACCTTTGATAGTTAAATCTGACCTATTGAATTGAAAGAATCCACTTCTTTGACAAACCTTTTCCATTTCATCAAATACCTTTTTTGATTGCTTATAGATAGGTGTAACCCATGCAATATTACAACCTTTGTCATTCATCGACCAATAAAGCAATTGATTAATGCCTAGCATAGTTTTACCAAACTGCCTACCGATATTTAAAATATAATACTTATACGGCTCATGGTTTATACTGTGATGTATTTCCTTTTGCTTATCGTGCGGTCTATATCCTTTAATTATCAAAGTCGAATCCTTCTACGGTTTTAGTTTCAATATGTTGTTTGTCATGCATTCCTAAGCGGTTCTTAGCATAGAATATACCTTTACCTTCATTGGCTACTATATCGGTTGCTAATGACTTAAAATGTTCGTCTATACTTTTTATAGTGTCTAATAATGGATGGTTATCACTATTTAATATAACATAAAAATTAGCCCTCTTATAAAAATCAAATTGATTCCTTCTTAACCAATGCAATAGAAAATAACTAATAGTAGGCAAGTGTCTTTCTTTCACTTCTACTATTTTACCGCTTCCTGTAGCTACTTCTTTTGTTGACTCAATACATTCATCACAATATAAGTAAGCTAACTCTACAAGCTTTTCAACGTCAATTTCTCTATGCTTATTAGCCATTGATTAATTTGTTTAGTATTTCCCTTGTAGCGTTACGTGGTATTTTAATACCTTTCTCTTTCAGTAATGCTTTCATCTCTTTAAAACTCATTATTTCAAACTTACCACTTATTACTTCAGTGTCTAAAACTATCGTTAACGGTGCTGTTTCGTGAAATCTAATAAAGTTATTAATTATGTTAACCGCATTAATCCAACAACCTGAACAATTTAATGACAACGTCTTTTTTGTTATTGCCTGGTATATTGTTTGAATATGTATTTTCTCGTCAAAGTCCCACTTATTATTATTAGCTATTATTTTGTTTCTTAATATATCTAAAGATATACGTCCTTGTATGTTTAATTCCATAACTTGTCGATTATTGAAGCCACTACAAAAGTAGCTAGTGAATAAATTATATTTTCGTGCGTGCAAATTACAACTATTACTGAAGTCCAAAAAGTAAAGCATGGAAAACAATCTAATACTTTAACAAATTTGAAAGGGTCTATACCTAGCAAAGATTTCGCTCTGCTAGATAATGACCATTCCCTTAGTAGTAGTATAGCAATGAATAGTGATATTATTATAGTGTACATTAGTTTAAATAATAAGTGAATATCATTGACAAAGATACGTTTTTTTTCGCTCTACAATGATAGTTAAAATGTAAAAGTAGTATTTTAGTTTCAAATATATCCATTTTTAAGTATATAACCTTAAATTTATTATTTATTTTAAGGATATAACCTTAAAACAAAGTTGTTAAACGTGCGACTTGCCCGAACTCCTTATGAAATATAAACCCCTCAATTGCTAAAGGTGAATGTTGATAACCGCTTTTATGATGCCAACTGTCCGCTGGACTTGGTGAACGTAATGACTCAATCTGAACGCTCATAATATCCTTGCTTGTTTTGTGGTGAACGTGGTGAGTAAACCAATATCTATGTTTACAATCGTGCCAATAATTTGAAGCTTCATGACACATTAATAATGGTAAATCGTTTTGCTTTGCTCCGTCCCCGTGAGTAGTTCCAATTAGGTTTTTACCGTAGGTTGTGTATTTTCTATGTGAAGGTGAACGATTAAATTCTATATTTTCATGCGTGTTATACCAACTGTACAAAGAATCCATTAGAAAGAAGCCGCTCATCTCGTCATGATTAGATACGTTGTAAATTACTTCTACGTCTGCAATTTGTACCAATGTTTCTATGATGTCAATGTATAATTGTTTAGCCATTATGAAAGCATCGAACCATTTTAAGTGCGTGTCCTGTTGTGTGCCTTTTGTCGTTTGGCTCTTAGCATTGTCGGTATTTAAAACATCGTTACCAACTATTAAAATAATCTTATCAATGTTGAAATATTTACTTTTCTTTAGTATTGAATATACGCCTTGCTTAACCCTTTGAACTGCAATCTGTGAGTTATATTCTTCACCCGTTTCAAATGCAGAACAAAGTTTATTTATATGAATGTCGGCTGGGTCTATAAGTAAAGCGTGCGAGTCCTCGATGAGTTCGGAACGTTCAATTTTAATATGGTTAGGTTTAATCCTTTCAACTGTATCTATAAAATCCTGCTTAAATTCATGATAGTTAAACGTATTATCTTGACCTTTAACATTTATAGAATAGTGTTCACCTTTATACCAATAGTGTTTAACCTTTTCTATATCTATCCCTACGGCTTCACACTCCTGATTTATACCATTATTTAACCTACGATTTATTAACTTACCTACGCTCCTCCTATGGTTGTGGTCGAATTCAATTCCTTGCTCTTCACATATTTGCCTCGCTACGTTTGTCTTCCCTATTCCAGAGTTAAACAACTCCATTATTCGCTCAATGTTTTCAACCATTTGATAAAGGTAAACAAGTTTTTTAAATACTTACAATAATGATAAGTTAAATTCTGATAAATACGATTGTATGCTATCTCTTAATTCCTGTGCTAATTCTATTTCTTCTGATGTAGCTTCTCTATTTTTGTAAACTCCATGCTTAGTTATGCTTCTTAAATCATTATCTAACTGATGCAGAATAATACTATACTTATATCCATTTAAAGCCATGTTTATATCGTCCTGTTCTTCTACTGAATCGAACTCAATTATTACTTTGCCCATCTTTTAAATCTTTAATTGTGTAAACCCCTTGAGGGCTGTTATTCATTGCTATCACTTTAGTTTTATCTTTTAATAATTCTGCTAAAGGGTTAGTAAATTCTATTTGTCCGTTCCATCTCCTTGCTATTGGTATAACTTCACCAGTGCTAGGTATCTTTACTCCAAATTTTGTACTCATCTTATATATCTATATAAATTAAAAATGCTGTTTTACGTCTAAGACTAGGATATGTCTTAATTAAATAAGTTGTTAAAGAATCATCCTCTCCTTCTTTACTATAGTGAAACTCAGCATATGAATGCTTAATTGTAGGTATTAAAGCATGATATCTTAATTCTAATGGGATAGAAGATAAATCTATCACTGTTCTTGTTATTTTATACATATTATTTATATTTTCTAATTAACTCAAATGTATACTTAATATCATGCCAATTAATATGATAAGTATCATAATTAAACGAAGGATACCATGCAATACAATGACCGTAATTTGCGTTTTTGCAATCCTCTTGTTTAATTACATTACCGTTTACACTTCTTAAATAAATCCAAGGTATGTTTCCAGTCAACTGAATATCAATACCTATTTTCTTTAATCTCTCAACTAATACATCTAGCTCGTTCATTTCATTATATTTTTTAATTGGTTTATAACTCTCTCGTTCCTGTCACCCCAAAACATATCGCACGTGAACTTATCTTCCACTATCTTAAATGGCGGCTCATTAAACCAGCTTTGTCGGTGTTCATTTGCGTATGATGTAAATCTGTAGCACTCTTCTTTTTTAGGGCAGTTAGTGCCGCTGCACATCGTTATGTCTGCCATATTTTACATCTTTGTTATTTTCCAACCGTTAAGTGAGTTAAAGTATTTTTCTTCACCTTGAGGGTTTAACCAACATTTTCCTGACAAATTAATATCAACTTCTAACAAGTCACCAATGTTGAAAGCGTTTAATAAATTACACTTGTCTTTTGTTAACTGAATTAAGATGTCATTTGAGAATGCACCATCAACAACTGTTAATACAAATTCACGTTTTGAGAATTGCTCTGATACTACCTGAGTATCTTTCTTTACTTTTAATGTTCCTGTAACCTTCATAATTTTTAAATTTTATTTTCCGTAAATATACCTATTTTTTTTATACAGTTTCAATTATCCCATATTTTTCTACTTTTGTTTTTTCAGAATGACAAACCTTGCAAATAGCTTGTAAATTATCAACTGTATTCTTACCTCCATTTGCAATAGGAATAATGTGGTCCACATCAAATTCTCTATTATCATTTAATTGTATTTCACAAATGTTGCAATTATAAGATTGACTTGAAGCAATAGCTGAACGTTCCATTTCTGAAAAAGAATATCTATTTGAATTGTCTTTAAAATTAGAATTTTTATTTACAAATATTATTCTTCCTTCAGCTCTTGACATTGCTACATACATTAATTGATTAACATCTTGAGGATATTTATTTGCATAGTCATAAATTGGAATTATAACATCGTTAAACGTACTTCCTTGACTTTTGTGTGAAGTAATAGCAAAAGGTTTTTTAAGTGTTGCAAATCCTAATTTTAAATCATTATACTTTGTATTTAATTCTGCTATTTTTTTCTGTAATACAAATTTATATTTATTACCAGCGTTTAGTTTTTCAATCTCTTTTTTTATTTTACCAACCACTTTGTCAATTCTGTATTTAATAGGGTATAGTGTTTCTTTATAGCCATTTCCAACGTAAATAATAACTTGAACACCACTTTCTTTTTTAACTAATATTTTCTTATAATTAAATTTAGCAACCTCACCAATGTATATTTCTTTTTCTTCTTCTACGAAATTTTCAATTTTCATAATTTTAACTGTTTCTGAAGTATAAAATCTTTCATCATCTCTTAAATAGAAACTATCAAAGAATACTAAATCCCCTTCATTTAATTCATTTACTTTATATCCTAAATTATTTGATTTTGTTGATCCAATTAACCAATTAAAAGAAAGGCAAGTTAAATTTTTAAAACATACTGCTATTGGGTTTTGACCTTTGATTATTTGTTTTAGTTCCTTTGAATTATTATTGTAAAAAAGTATATCATTATTGTTTCTAAATTTATTAGCCATTTTTTCAAAGTTAATTTCTAGATGCATATTTTCTCTAAATTTTTTAATTAAATCTTTTAAATCTGTACCTTCTTTTTGTCTTTGCTGAATAGTTAACTCTATACAATAATCAAATTTATTAAAAATTTTACTAACTTTAAATCCTTGACTATCTCTTTCAAACTCATCCTCTATAGGTGGTATCTGTCTATTATCACCAATTAAAATAAACTTTCTTTTGTTTTTTAATTTCATTAACAAATCAAAACATTCATTGTTAATTAAAGATATTTCATCAATTACAATAATTTTTGGAATGTCCTCTAGCTTTGGTAACTTTCTTTTAGTTATTGTTCTGTTATTGTGGTCTTTAATCATTCTAAAACCTAAAAAACTATCTATTGTCTTTGCTTTAAAATTTTCTTCCCCAGCTTTTTTTAAGGATGCCTTTAAATTTCCTACTACTTTATTGGTTGCGCCTAAAAAAATAGCTTGTGAAACATCTATTGATTGAGCTATTGCAAAAGTTTTTCCTGTACCTCCAGCTCCAACTACACCAAAAAAACCATTTTCACTACCGTTTATAAAATATATTAATTGATTTTGCAATTCTTGTTGTTCTTGGTTTAACATTTTTTATTTTAATTAGTTTTTATTTCAAAATATCTTCCTTGTTGATCTCTATTTTTTTCAAAATCATAACCTTTATAATCGCAATATTCTCTTACCCATTTCATAAAATCACGTGGGCTTAATTCTTTATAGTTTTTATATTCCTGAAGAAATAAAGCCACAACTTCAACTGTATAAATTCTTTTATTTACTTGCAAGTTACCCTCTTCTGTCCAGTCGAAAAAATCTTTTGTTGAACCTTGAATAAATCTTTTTGCATTACCATTTATTGAAACCGTTTTTGCTAATCCTTCACTTAAAAACATTTGTAAATTATTGATAAAATAATTATCAAATTTATTCCAATCGTTTACATTCCAACTATCAAAAAGTAATCTACCATATTCAGAAAGTGGACTTCTTTTATTATTAAAATACTGAAAAAACTCTATTTCGTGTCGCCTTCTTTCGTGTGAGCTTCCAATTCCATTTATCACATAGTTTGTTGTTATAATAATTTTTGGAGAACGTTCAAACGGAATAAATATCTCATCTTTATTTTTTCTATTAACTGTTATTCCTTCAGTAATTAAAGAAAATAATTGTTCAAAATTAAAATTCTTTTTAACATCGTCAAATGATAATATTTGAGTATCTAGATTTACACGTTGATAAACAAAATCTGATTTTTTAGGATCAAAAGCTTTACCATCTATTTTTATTAACTTTCTAAAATTTGATAATGAAGTTAAAACTAAACTTTTTCCACTACCTCCGTTAGGGTTATCATCAATTTCTTGATCATTAAATATAACAGCTTTCTGGTCTGTTTTATCTTTGTAAGTATGAATTAAATAACCTAATGTTAGCTCTAATGACTTTGTCCTTTCCTTATCATTTGCGCTTACTTTTTTTATAAAATCTTGAAAGTCATTTGTAAAATCTGTTACTTTTTTAAATTCTCTATTTATTATTTGATTTTCCCAAATATAACCATCAACATCAATAAAATTAAGAAGCTCCGTATTATCTGCTGTAACTTTAACAACTCCATTTTTAAAAGGAATATAAGCAGTGTTCTTTTCATCTGCTAACATTTTTAAGAAAATACTATCAATCATATTTAAATGACTTTCAGTAAATAAATAAGGGCTTTTTGAACAATAGTTCCACACGTTTATTAAACCTCTTTCTAGTAAATAATTTAAAACAAAATCTTTTATTTGAGCAACTGAAGAAAGGTTAACTTTATTTTCTTTCACTCTTACAAAAGTAGGATTTTCTGAAGTTTCAGGATAGTATTTGTTAAATCCATTCTTTACTAAAAATGAAGCATACTTAAATGGCTCTATTGTTATTGTTTCTCCTCCGTTTTTATTAACTTGAATATTCCAAAATATATCCTCCGACTCAACTAATTGAAATTTTATTTCGTTAATTACTTCTTTATCTACATTAAGTTGTTTTTGAATATCATCTAAATTAATACCACTTTTTATTTTATTTTCAATGGTTTTAATAGTTAAAAAATCTTCAAAATATTTACTATCAAAAGTTGTTTTCCTGTAAGCTGAACGAATTGTATTTACAGTTTCTGTTTCTGAAAAATCACCAATAACAACATTGTTAAAAATATATCCTTCTGCTGTGTCTTGACTTATTCCATATTCAGAAAATGACATAGCTAACTTTAAAATGTAGTTATTTCGATTGCCTTCTTCAAAACCACCTTTAAAATCAAATTTCATTATTCTTTCAATTATTTTTCTTTCATCTCTTAAAATAATTGAAGGTACTTTTTCAGCATAAGTAAATCCTTTTTCTTCTTCTATTTCTGTAAACTCCTCGCAAAATTGATTTAGATAAATTTCAGGATCATAACTTTCAAAACAAACTCTTGATACGTTGCAATTTTTTTCATCAAAATAATCACTTTTAAAATACTTTCTAAATGCGTTAAACCTTCTTTTATGTTCTAACTTATTACTTTTTGGAATACGAATTAAAGCCTTTAAACCATTACCACTTGGAGAAGTAAACACCATTAAAACGTGCTTATTGCTTATTAATCTTTTACGTTCTTCATTCATTATTTCTAAAGAAGGGTACTTATCAAAATCTAAAATACAACATCCTGAATGTTCCTCTAATGAGTTATCAGTTCTTTCAATAAAAACACCATTAAATAAAATAGCTAGCAAACTATTTTTAGTGCTATTTCTTAACTCTTTATCTGGAGTTGTTCTAATAGTATTAATCTTATCAATTAATATAGGATTACCAATTTTAATCCTTTCATAAACGTCTGTTACTGTTAAACTAAATGGAGTTTCTTTGGAGTTAAATAAATTTTTAAATATTGAAATTTTTGCATTAAAAGGTTCATTCATAGTTCAACTGTTTTTAAACGTTAAAACCCATTTGAAAAAAGCGCGTGGAATGACTTTTAACAAATGGGTTTTTTAAATAAAATCTTTGGAAGTTTCCACGCTTACCTATTACAAATATACTATTAATATCAATATAAATAACATAAATATAAAAATAAATTTAACTAATTGAAAACCAAGTAATTAAATAAACACCACATAAACTGCCACATAAACAATATATAAGTAATTAAAAATCAACTTACTACCACATACGCCACCACAAAACGTTTTTTTTAGGGATACCCCCTTGTTTTTATTTTTACTCAACAGGTGGTATATAAGAGATATGTGGAATATGTGGCATAAAACAAAAAATCCCGCTAAATTAATAGCAGGATCATTTAATTATAATCTTTTTACTCTTATTTATATTAATTCTAAATAGTGTTTTGCACAAATATACGGCAAATGATTCTATTTATGGTGTATTTGTGTTTTGGAAGTAAATTCTAAATAGTGCCAAAGTAAGAATAAGGAGAGCTTTAGACAAAATAATTGCATTTATTTTACTCCCCCTATTCAGTTGCTTAACCGAACAATACGCATTAAGCAGCTATGTTAACTTCTCCAAATCAGATTTCAGTCTTGAAACTAAACTATCTTCTCCATCATCTCCTGAAAGAAACCAGTCAATCCTTTGAGCATAGACTTCAGCTTTCTTTAATGCTTCAATACCATCTTTAAATATTTGCTGTACATCTTCTCTATAAATTTCTTCATACCTTGCCTCAGGGTATTTCTCAAAGTATTCTTTTTGCCAAGGTGAAAAATCTTTCTCTTTACCTTGTTTATCTAGTTCATGCTGAATAATCTCTAAAATCTGTCTTATTTTATATTGATTGTAATCAAATGCTCCACCACTCATAACTCAAAACTTTTATTAAAAAATTCCCTTAATTCCTTAGTATTTTGTAATGCATTTTGATATGCGTTACTTGCTTCTTCTTCATTTGTAAAATTACCTAAATTAGTAGATTTACCATTTGTTTTAATGCCAGCTCTCCATTTACTATTTTTTTTACACCAACTTACACCAGTATATTTTGAACTTTTATTTTTTCTATCTTTAGAATTATTTTCTCTTCTAGTTATTATCTGTAAATTATCTAATCTATTATTTAAAGGATTGTTGTCTATATGGTCAACTATTAAACCGCTTTCTTTATTGTGATTTAAAAAAGAAGTAGCTACTAACTGATGTACTCTAACAGTATATTGTTTTAAATTTTTACATAATATTACATGATAATATCCAACTCCATTAATTGCAGGTTTTAAAATTTTAGAATTATTATTCCAATTGCTTTTAACTAACCCAAAATTAGAAATTTGATAATTTTCTTCAAACCCTTTTGCTTTTACCCATTCTTCAATCATAATATAATTAAATAAAAAACTCCATTAAAAAAGGTGCGTAGGATAACCTTAATTAATAGAGTTTTTGATAAATATTTTTAGAAGTTCCTACGCTTCATAGTGCAAATATACAAAAATTATTTAAATGATTCGTTAAAAAAATTACGAAGTTCCTTAGTATTTTGTATTTGCTCGTCTGCAAGTCCAGACAAGTCCTCATCTGATTGCTTATAGTACAGACTATTGCTAAACATCTCTAACTTCTTAAGTAAGTCCGTAGTAAAAAACTCTGGCAATACTTCGTTAAGTTCTTCAAAGTTTTCTAAAAATAGCGGTTGCATTGTCATTGTTTCAGCTATTAGCTTATTGTAGTGCATCTGATTGTTGATTAACTTCAACTTTCGCTCTTGTGCTTTAATTTTCTTATTCATATTCGTTGTTTTTAAACCATTCTAAGCCACTTAAACACTTGTTAAATGCTATCTTATCTTTACGCTCATATTTGTTTCTTAAAATGCCCCCGTTGTGTTCTCTAGTTAGTGGCATTAATCTAGTACGTTTAAACCTTTTTAGCCATTTTGCGTATGCTATTTCTTTGTCCATGTCTTTAAATTTTACTGTAAAATAATTTCTTTGATAAATTATGTACTTTACCGTTGTCGCATTGGATTCTGTACTGCTGCTTATAAGTTTCTATGATTGTGTAAATGTTCAATGTACTTATCAAATTAGCGTATCCAGCGCGTGCAATAACTTGTTTAGCTTCTAAGAAGTTTGGCTTAACGTAATCTATTCCTGTTGTGTACTCGCTGCAGTTTGTGTGGTGGTGTGTTTCTTTGCACCCTACTAAACAATATTCTGTTATCATAGCTTTTCAAGTTCCAATTTTACTCTATCCCAGTAATCTATCATTACGATGTCGTGAAGTTGTAGGTGGTCTAGTACCTCATCACAACATATCAAAGCGCATAACTTGCTTTGTGCGTACTCTATGTTAAAATCTACTGTCATTTGTCTTATCAAGTGTTCTGATTTTTCCTTAGCTGTCATCTCTTTTTTTATTAATGTAAATTCGTTTATTACTATATCAATTGCTTGTGTTAACTCCTTAGGGTATATCATTTCTGTATCACCTCCTAACCTCCACTCTTGGTGTATTTTTAAAAGGTTTATAGCTTCTTCTAGTTTCATGGTTTATCTTGTATATAATCGGTTTTTTTTCGGTTATTGTATAAAAATATAACATTTCATGATTTAAAAGTTTCGTTATAATAATCAATACCACCTACCCATTCTTCGCAATTAATTGTTCCCCTAGATTTCCTTAGTTTATTTCCGTGAGCTTCTATAATCTGTTGTTTCTCCATTTCTTTAGCTTGGCTAATCAATTCTTTCGTGTGTAATGTGCCGTTTGTAATTTGCTCAACAAGCCATTCTACTGCTGTCTGTTTCATGGTTTTAATATTTTAAGGTCTGCTTCTACTAATCTATTAATTAATTCAAAGGCTAATTTAACAAGGCTGTTAGCATCGTCTTTTAAACCGTTATTTTCTGTAATCATTAAGATATTAGTAAGGTCTATATCGCTAAAATCTATTATATTCTTTTTAAGTTGTCTTTTCATTTTGTAAGTATTTCGTAAACTGTTAATCCTATCATTATTCCTACTAATCCTATTATCGTTAAGAATAATTTTAATAGGAACCTCATCTCTTTTATATTCTCGTCGTCTTGAAATTCTCTCATATTAAATATTTTTTACTGAAATTGAACTTTTACTAAATGTTACGATCGGACGTTTAAGTATCTCTCCAGTGCTTTCATCTAAGCTTGCTAAACTACTTAAAGCAACTTGCTTATATTTGTCCTCAATCTCTTTTAAATTAGCTTTAGCAATCTGATATTCTTCAATTCCTGAATAGTCAATCATTCTACGTCCTTCTACTTTCGTAAATTTAAAGTTACCAAAATTAAAAGTTTTCTCAGTACGTTTTTCAGCTTCATCAATTGCTAGTATTTGTATTTCAATTTTAACCTTTTGCGCTAACTCTTCAATCTCTTTTGCTTTACCGAATAGCTCTAAAGCGTTTAATTCCCCGTTTCTAACAGCTTCGATTAATATTCCGAAGTAATCTTGTAGCGTAGTTGGTGTGATGTCAATAACGCTTTCTCTTTGTTGTCTTTCTAAATTATTCATCTTTTAGTTATTTCGTTAATTTCTAATTGTTGTTGTGCTGTCAATGTATATGCTGTTTTAAGCTTGTCAAATACATCTAACTCTAATCCTTCATATCTAGTTATTGCTTTCTCAAATAATGATGCAGAACAAATTGGTTTAGTTATTGCTTGTGGCGCACTTGCTTTTTGACCGTCATCGTCATCAGCTTGTAAACTCATTAAACTTTGTAAAGTGTAACGTCTATAATATGTAATCTGACTACCCAAAGCTTGCGCCGTTAAATTAGGGCTTAAATCAATACTACTTTCGACCATCTCAAAAGTTTCAGTATCTATTACTTGTGTGAACACTTTACCGTCTTTAATAGGTTGTAAGAGTATTAAACCTTTCGATAGTAGTATCGGCTCAACCGCTTCGATTAATGCGTTTAAATCGGCATACGTGTTTTTAAAATGTGGATTCTTAGCGTTCTTTTTAACTACTCCTATCTCTTGTTTTGCTGCGTGTATTTTTGCGTATATTTTCATTGTCCTTGTTCTTTTAAATAAATATCAATTAATTCTTCTTGCATATCATTCGATTGGAATAATACCGTTACGTTAATTCCTGCGATATATACATTATTTATGTAGATGTGTTGACCATCCTCAGGGAATCTATTATCATAAGTATCTAGATATTCAACTTCTAAATCAATATCCATGAAATTAACAAACCTTGTGTTTTTGTGACTAGGGATTAATTTCTTTAAATCCGCGATACATTCTTCTAGTGTTTTAATTGTGTTTCTCATAATTTATTTGTTTATTGCTTTTAAATACTGTAAATATAATTCATAATTGAAGCTTCCCGTTGTAGCTTCTGCTTGTCCTTTTGATTTCCACCATTTAATACAGATTCCTAATGGGGGTGCAATGTAAATGTTTTCGTTTTTCATAATTTTTATTATTAGTTTAAAAAATGCCGTCTTTCCGTGCTGTCATTTTATTAATTATTTTGTGCAGTATGGGTCTGTAATATAATTTGATGCTATAAAGTTCCAAGCCGCTGCGTTTCTGCTTTTAGCTTTATGTTCAGCGTAAAATGGGTTAAATGTATTTTTAATAGCATCTGTATTAAATTTTAATAATTCTGCCACCTCGCTTATCGTAACGTCATTTTTATCATTAATATTAACATTTATTTTTTTACTTGAAATATAACCTTTTGGAGTTTTTTCAGCGCAAATAAATTGAACGCTAATACCTTTACCATTATAACTTTTTCCATTTAAAAAACGGATACCTTCCTCAAAAACACACTCCAACGTATAACCATCTTTATGCATAAATGAATAAGTTAAATCACCAAAAGTAATTTCAGTTTTTTGAGTGGGGAATTGATTAGAAAATTTCTGTAATAATTCTGATTTAATAAAGTCTAAAGCTTCCATAATTTGTGTTTTTATTATTGTTACGTCTTATTGACATAGCAAAGATAACTATAATATTGACTATTACAAACTTTATTATAAAATAATTACTATTTATATTGAATCTAAATAAGAAACGCTATAAGCGTGGAGCCTATAGCGTTAATTTGACCTAACCAAACACATGGGAAATTATGAAAAACCCATACAAATATAACCTTTATTTCTTAATAAACAAATCAGCTTCTTTACGTCTTCTGTTAATTAAGCCTTGTAGTAACTTACCACCTCCTGTAACATAATGATTAATCCACCAATCATAGATAACCTCATCCGTAGCTTTTTGATTTACTAATCTGAATAAAGTTTGTGAGCTTCCACAGTTCCAACAAAACGATACAAGGGCATCAAATTGATTTTGATTTAAAGCAACCTTAATATTTTTGATTACTGTAGCTTCGTATTTAGGTAGCAACTTTAACATTAACATATCCGCTTCTATTTGGCTAATCTTTTGACCCATTAGAACCTTGCTGCCATCTAAATAGAACGTGTTGCCGTAGCCAATTGTCCAAACATTTGCCGGACACTTATAACTTTTCAGCTTGCACCCTTCAAATTGTTTTATTAATTCAATACCTTTTTGGCTCGTTTTCATATTTTATTTTATTTTATCTGAAAGTGCATCCAATCGTAGTTCTTTTCTCTACCTAAAGAAACAAATCCATGTTTATAGAATATGTCAATCATTTTAGCGTACTCAGGACGTGCAAATCTAGCAGTCTTATTAGTTTCCTTTAATTGGTTTCTTTGAGCATCTAAATCAATTGCTATGCCCCATGAATGGCGGCTAAATTCTGTACCCCCTCGCATTTTTCTGTAGTTGAAACAACCGCCAAACTTATCTATCCCTAAACGTACTATTTCAGGATATGTATAAACACTTAGTAACTCATTAAACACGTCTAAAAAGTTTTGTTTAACAAGCCTATGGCATCTCATTTTCTTAACAGGCTTGCCGTCATAAACCATTGGATAAGGTAAAGTAATACTTTCTAAATAACCGACCCCGCCCTCGTTTGGCTTTCCGTATCTTTTAATACATTCAGCTGTTGTTATCATATTTTAGCAAACTTTGAAACCGTTGCTGCAGTCGTTCCGATTGTAACTAGAACCGCACCTACTGAAGCAGTCGCAGGCAACGTAATTAACGCACCACCAACTAATCCTATTACTATTCCTACGTGGATTAACTTCTTAAAAAACATCGGTGTTTCCGCGTTCCATCTCTTTTTTACTTCTTTTAAATTTCTCATCCTTTTTTTATTTTAAATTTATCTGGTAAGATAGCAAAATTAATTGATTTACTATACATTCTATTAGCTTTTAAATTTCCGTTTGCCATTCTTAACTCGTAACAATGTTCTAATTTAGCCTCCAATGCTTGCACTCGTGAGTTTGTCATCCATAGCCAACAAGCTAATACTCCTGTCACTCCATACTTTTTTGTTATCTCTACGAATTCTCTCATTTCTTAAAAAGGGTTTACCTGAACCTTTGGCTCGTATATAATTAAATCTAAATTCTTTACCCAAAGGTAATCTACGTTTGTGCAATAATTCATTTCCTCTATGGAAATCACCCAGTTGTCATTTAAATCCTGAATAGGATTGAAATAAGAATCCGTAGTATATTGATTACCATGTATTAATGTTTTTTGTTCAATAGTCAATAGACCTACATATGTAGTCCATTCTGCTGTTGTTATGTCTGTTAGTTTCATTATACGTTTCTAGAAAGTGAAGTTTGGAATGTTTGTATAGCTGTATTGTAATTAACTATTTCTGTGGCTGTAAAAGCATTTCCCAACAATGCGGAGGCTATCTCTCTATTAGAATACCTTGAGATAGTAGAGAAACCCCACGCGCTAAATATGAAATTAGTACCTGGTACTACAGTGCCTCCAAAAAATTCATTATAAAAAGTAGTAGAAATCAATGACGTTGCATTTTTATAAACTTTTTTTCCTATACCTGAAGCGTTTACAATAGTGTAATTACCTCTTGAATCTGTATTAGCAACAGTGTCTCTTGTATAAGGGTAATCAGCGTATAGAACATCATTAAATCTCGGCATTAATAACATTGTATTCCCAGAACTTAATATACTCATATCTGTATTTAAACCATTGCTGTTTGTCCTTAAATATACGTTGTTCGTTGAATTTTTATCTATTACCGTTGTTGCCATATAAGTATTAGCATAAGCATTAGTCCCATTAGGCAAAGCTCCTGTACTTGCATGAGTCCAACCTCCATTAAACGTTAATCTATAAGCAGCGTCTAAATCCCTTGCGTCCATAAAGTTAAATTTATGTTTCGCCGCAGTTCCTCCAACCATTGGATATAACGCTTTTATCTTAGCGGTCAATCCATAAGTAGTTAAATCAGTTTCTAAGGTGTTTAAAGCACTTATAATAGTTGGGTCAGTTTCTCCAGTTGCAGTTATCCATGCGGTGGTTAATGCACCGTATGCTGGCACTACTGCACTCTTAATTAAATGATGGTAGTAACTCATAAGTTATGCTGGTTTAGTGACCCAATATTCGATGCGAGTTCCACTCACCCACTCAGCAAATATAATATTTAAAGTAGATGTTGTGTAAGTTCCTGTACCTATTAAAACCCATCCAGCTGGAACGGTTGGCGCAACCGCTTTATTTGAGTATATCTTTTGAATAGCTCCAATTTTCGCACCCGTTAAGTCGTCTGTTAAATTTGCTGTTGATGGTGAGCTAAATGTATTCCAAACTTTAGGACTTGAAAATGATATAACGCTCCCAGTTGTTGAAGTTGCGTATTCGTCTGTGATAGTTAAAACCAAACCTTTGGCATCCACAGATACTTTGTTTCCACTAGCGGGAGTTATTAAAGTGTTAAGATTAACTTTCGCGTTTAATTGATTTTGAACGCTACTAGCAACCCCGTCCAAGTACCCTAATTCAGTAGATGAAACAGTGCCTATTGATGTATCACTTGGTAGTACAACCGTTCCCGTAAATGTTGGGGACGCTAATGGAGCTAAACCGCTCAAGTCTTGGTCTCCCGTATTAGTTCCTGAAGTATTGCCTAGTAATGTACTTTCTGCACTTGTTATAAGTCTTTCCCCTGCAACCTTATCAACTTTATCTGATAAAGCGTCAAACACTCCGTTAGATTCTACAGCTTTAACACTTCCATCAGTTGGCACGGTGTCAATAGTTTGTAATTCCCAAACAGCAGTTGCGGTTGTCGCATCTGTGCAAATATATAAATCTCCATTATCTAATATCCAACGTGACCCAGCATAAAATCCTTGTGTGTTATCATTATTTGCATCTGGAATACTTGTAAATTTATGGTTAACTTCTCGTATTAAAAGACCGTTACCATCCATTACATATTGACTACCAGCTTCCCATTTCAACTCGTAACCTACAGCGCAAATTTGAGCTACACCACCGCCAGCGCCTGAGTCAATTGTACCCTCTCGAAGTCTTGAAGTATTATTTAGTAACACACCAACACCGTCCCCAAATTGAATATCTGTATCTGTAGTATTACCAGCAGTTACAACGCTTTGAAGGTCTTGGTCGCCTGTATTCGTTCCACTAGTATTACCCAACAATGTAGCTTCAGCACTAGTTATTAAACGGCTTCCAGCTTCTTTGTCAACCTTATTATCTAATGCCGTTTGTGTAGCTGTAGATATTGGTTTGTTTAAATCAGAAGTGTTATCCACATTTTCAAGACCCATATCCGCCTTGCTAAATGTTATATTAATGTTATTCGCCATAGTATAAAGATATTAATAATTATTTAATTTTTAAGGTAATTTATCTATTGTTAAAAAAATACTTGGTGTTGCGGGTCTATCAGGTGTTGTTTCTACTCCCGTTGCTAATAATCGTAAATGTACATCGTTGCCACTCATCCAAAGTTCAACATAATCATTAGCGTTTAAAGTAAATGGTATTGAAATAGTTAGCCTTTTCTGGTCGTTACCATTTGCAATTCTAATTTTACTATTCGAGTTAGCTAAATTAGTTCCGTTTACTTTTATCCAAATATCTAGTAATTTATTAGCACCGCTAGAAAGTTCTGTTTGTGCTGAAATATTAGCTATAAAATTCCCACCTTCTAAAACTGTAAATCTAGAACTAGAAGTTTGTGTTATTTTATCTGCAAAATCTAAAGTATTGAATGTAATTACTTGTGGAGTGTTTGCAACTGCAATAGTTTGAATAGTTGTGTCTAATAAAGCTATATGTGGAGTTATATTCGACTCAAAGAAATTGCTTACACTTATCTCTGTATTCTTTTTACTTTGGCTAGTTTGTCTTACTAGTATAGTGTCATCACTTGCAAGCGTTGTAAGTTGTTCTGTAAATGCTAAGTCGGTTATAAAGTTTTTCATTAGCTTAATGTTGGAATAGTGAACGTACTATTTAAGTTACTATTTACATAAACATTGTATGTAGTATCTGGTAATGTATAAACGTCACCACTTGCAGCCGTATGGGTAAATGAACCGTCCGAATTTATTATAATAACGTCCTCACACATTTGTATATTGGCAGACGTTTCAAAGTCGTAACCCATCATAGGTAAATTACAAATACTTTGATTGTCGTATATTGTAAATGATATTGCTAAAATCCATCCAGCACTTTCATCTGCACCTTTTTCTAGAAATTTACTTGCCGTTGCGCCCGTTATCTTACCAATGTTTTGCCATCTAGGGCTTTTACTAATAACTTCATAAACATCACGTACAACTTGTAAAGTATCGCTTTCAGTATCGTTTAAATTGCCTTGTCGACCATTTTTAAAAAACTTATCAGCTACAATTATATTAATAGTAACAGGAATAGTAACTTTATCTAAACTATTACCCGTAACAAAACAGCACATTAAAGGGTATGTAACCGCCTTGTCTTGGTTTATAGCATTTAGAAAGTCACCCCAATAGTAAGTATTAACCTGAAGGTGTGCGTCTGCAATTGCTTGTAGTTCTGTATTAAGATTATTTAAAGTTTTCTTCATTTAAAATAGATATTACTTCTAGTTTTACCTAAGTCTGGTTTAATTCCTTCACCGCCATCCGTTAAACAACTATAAAAAGAATCAGGATTAGAAAAGTATTGGTAGTATTCAGGATATAGAACAGAATTGTATTTTAAATATTGTATCAACTTTTGTCTATAGTGTTCAAATTTACTTCTAAATGAATCCTGCAATCTATTTATTTCGCTTTCACTTGCACCCCTTAGAAACTCGTCGTTTGTTATTCCTGTAGCTTTGTTTCTAATTTGGTATGTAGTCATTACAACGGATTCTAAATTACAACCCATAGCAACTACGGGAATAATATACTTATCCATTAAAATAACCTCATCAGCGTTAAGATTATCTAGGTCAATACCTTCTAGTATTCTAGTATACAAAGAAGTCCCTATAATAGGTTCTATCATTGTGTCTTGTACTATCTTAATAGTGGGGGTTAATATACTATCTTCAACATTTCCATGAATCAAAGAAAGTTGTTTAAGATTATATGCGTTTATTAATAATGCTGTACTCATTTTATTTAAAGATTACGTTTTGTTTCCAAAAATGCCTACATGAAGGAGTATTTATATCTGTGTTAGGGTT